CTGCGACCGTCCCGCGTGTGCGCGGTCGAGACGGGGGGTAAGTGGCGGGTCGTCTCTACATCCGATGTCGAGATGAACATCCTCCGCCCGCTACATACCGCTATCTACAACAGGCTGTCTCGCCTCCCTTGGCTTCTTCGAGGAGAAGCCAAATCTTCGTCATTTAAAGCCTTTACGTTCAGTCCGACTGAGGTTTTTGTTAGTGGTGATTACGAATCCGCCACTGACAACTTGAGTCTTCCCGTGCAGCAGTCGCTACTGCAAGGGATTCTTGAGGGCACCCGTTGGGTGCCAGATCATGTGAAGAGGATGGCGGAGAAGAGTCAGGTGATGGACCTTGAGCTCGTCTCTCGTGGGCGAGTCGTCAAGCGCGTGACTCAGGGGCGTGGACAGTTGATGGGCAACCTCCTTTCTTTTCCTCTCCTTTGCATCGTCAACTATTTGGCTTTCCGATTCTTCGGAGGTGTAAAGGAGACTAGCCGTGTCCCGGTGAAGGTGAACGGCGACGACATCGTATTTCGGGCAGCCCAGTCCGTATGCGATCGGTGGAAAAGAGGGGTGGTTGGTGCAGGACTGACCCTCTCGGAGGGGAAGACGATGGTGCATCGTCATTACTTTTCGTTAAACTCCAAGCTTTTCGTAGCTAGGGGGCGTTCCGTACGCCTCGTGCCTGCGATTAGAGCGACCGCCTTCGGGTTCCGCCGCCCGGAGGATCCTGTCGCCTCTCTCGAGGGGCGATGGGTTAGAGTGTGCAGAGACTTCCCTTGTGGTAAGTTGAGGAGGCAGGCTCTCGAGGAGTTTTTCTTGAAGAGGAATGTTCGGTACATCGTAGCCTCACGGCGGTCGTTGACCCGAGGGTTAGGTTTGAAGTTCTCGTACCCGTCTTTGGTTCGTGCTGGCCTGTGGAAAAGAGAATCGTGGTATCTCTCTCTTGAAAAAGAGGCTCCGTTGCCTCCATCTCCGGCGTTGATGGAGCAGCAACGGATACCGCCAGGCTGGGAAAGTACGAGACGAGAGCGTATAACAAAGGAAATTAGG